TACAGCGCGACCCAATCACACTCGGGACAGGCGAAAGCCAGCGCGAAGGACTGGCAGGCCGTAAGCAGCGACGCGCAAGCAGCCGGGGTGGATATCCGCCAGCTAGTCCAGTCCACCAATTTCGGGCATCCTGTGGCCCGTCCGCAAGATTTGACCAAGGCGGATATTATGACAATTCGTGCGCAAATCGTTAAGGCGGGTGAGTGACCGTGAAGCAGTTCGTGCGTGACTTCAGCGCGTTTATCTTCGGCCTTGTCGGGGCCAGCTTCTCTCTCGGCCTTGCACTCTCGGGTGCGTTTGATTGGTCTGTCGAGTGTCTTGTACTGGCAGTGTGCTGCTGCTTTGCGACCATCGCTAGCATCGCGTGGCTTGCCATCGCACAGGGCGGCTACAGCAAGCGTGACAGGCCGAAGCGGAGCAAGGGGAGTCGTGTGGTGCAGTCCAAGCAGGCAGACGAAAAAACCCAGTGAATTTTCCGGTTCCCGGCGTGTCGCATGGAGAAGCGAGTAATATCAGAGTTATCAACCAAACAAGGAAAGGAAAAAAGAAATGACCACCCCCACCCTCCAGACCATCGGCAGCACCCTCCGCAACACCACCAACGACATCCGCACTGCGGACATCGAAGATGGAACCTACGCTGGCGACACCCTCCGAATCGAGTTCGAGAACGGGCGAATCTTCTACGCAGCCTACGACAAAGACGAACCGTCCCTCCTCCTGTGGGCTGAGTACTACTACGATGAGAACGACGTTGAGGAAGTCCTCAACGCAGCCTACGGGGAACGCGACATGAGCGACGGCGACGTGGCAGCCCTCTACTACGCTCTCAAGGACTTCTAACCCAAACAATCACGGGGGCACCCGCCAAGGGTGCCCCTCACCCAATGAAAGGAAAACATCATGCACATCATCGACATTTCGCAGGCACAGGACACGGACGCGTGGCTGCAACAGCGCATCGGCAAAATAACCGGAACGAAGGCCGGAGCGTTGAGCATGGAACACTACGCGCAGAAGGACGTGGCGAAGATTGAAGCAATGGCGGAGAAGGCCAAGACATTCGTGAAGCGCGTCGAATACATGTACAAGGCCGAACAAGCGCGAATCGAAAACCAGCGCTTGAAAGTCCCCGCCGAGTTCTGGAGTTTCCTTGCCGAGATGTGGGCGGAACCCGCAGACGGCGAGCCGCCCATGACACGCGGGCACAGGCTGGAAAACGAGAACATCCGGCAGGCGTGCGAAAAACTCGGCATCGACACGGCCACAGTGGAATTCGACACGGGCATGTGGGTGCGTGATGATGATGAGCGAATCGCCATCAGCCCCGACGCTCACGATAAGTCTGAACAACCCACGTTCGCGTTTGAAGCGAAGGCGCTCGGCACGAAGAACCATCTTATGGCGGTAGTGCCTTACAGTCTGTGGCGTGACCTGCATTCGGGAGACAGTACTGTTGGCTACACCGATGCTGTCCATGACATGCTGCTTGCGCTCTTCCCTGACGTGCTGCGTGATGACCTGACCGCCTTCGACTTCGTACCAGCAGCCTATCAGGCTCAGGTACTGCAATACTTCGCGGTGGACGATAACCTGCAAACCGTCTATTTCACGATGCTTGATGACCGCGTGTATTGCCCCTTGTCCCACGTGGTCATGACGGTACGCCGCGAGGACGTGCAGGACAAGGTGGAAAAGCAACTGGAAAGCGAACGGCGCACACTGGCCTACGTCGACATGCTATCTGAAGAGTTTGCCGCCGGCGCTTTCACCGGTGAGCGGGGAGAGTGGTGAGACATGCAAGAGTTGGCAAAATGTGTCGTGTACCTCGCCTTCGACGGCTGCGTGCAGTGCGACCCACTGGCCCGCGACATGTTGCACATGTCACGACGTGTGCTATCAGGCAGCAATACACCGTTCATGGTAGTGCAGCCGGGGAATACGCGGTGGGATGCTGTACTTGAGGTTACAAGCAGTTTCCCGTCGCTTATCTACGGTGGCAAGGCGTACCACCATGTGGCCGGGCTCTTGGACGCATTAGGCGGGGGTGAAGAATGAAAAAGGCAATCGTGGCGGGACTCGCAGCCGGGTATTTACTGACCTGTGCGCAGCTTACACCCGGTTACGGGTACAAGCTTGCCGACCTGCGCGGCGCGTGGCGTGAAGCAGTGGCGCAAGCGGCACAGGCAGCGGAATCACGCGGCGACACGAAGCGTGTAAAGGCCGCCAAAAGCTTGCGGCAGCTCACGGACTGCGGGTGGTGCGCGTCGCCAATCTTCGGTGGTATCGCGTGGCTGATGCTAGCGCGGGATACTGGTTTGCGTGGCCTGCTGGTGTCGGTCAGCGTGTGTGCGATGTACCGTCATAAGGCCGGTTCTAGCGTGACGTTAGGAGCGTTGTAAGCGTTGAGGGGGGGGGCGAGGAATCGCCCCCTCTTTTTTTGTGCTCTCGGCGTGTCGCATCATAATCAGTAGTAATATCAGAGTTATCAACCAAACAGCCAACGGAAAGGAAACCAAAATGACCACCGCAACCTATAAGCAAATCAGAGAAGCCATCGGCAGGCGCAAACCCTACTACATCAACGACAACCTCGACGTGTACACCACGCGCGAAGGGAAACAGAGAAAAGTCTTCCGCGTCCAGTGGGGAACGCTCAACTATCCGACACGGCAAGAATATTCTAAAGCGCGTCACGAAGCCCGCCGTGAAGGACGTAATGTTTGGATAACATCATATCATTCAGTGAACTTCGAGTTCACCGAAGACGGATACGAGGAAGCCTTGAAATGCGTTGAGACTGTAAAGCACCATAACGACGAAATAATCAATTTCTACATGGGATTTTACAGGCTTCACAGCTAAGCAATCTGACGTTATCGCCCCGCCTCCAAGGGCGGGCCCCCAATCAGGAAAGGACAAAAAAATGGGAAGTAAACACCGGCCAGACTGGACACTCGTAAGCTACGCCGAAGCAGACCACGAAATCTGGCAAAACCGATACGGCCAACTCGCCACGAAAACACAAGCAGGCACATGGAAACCGGTAACACTATACGACGCATGCGACGAAATCATGCTAGGCGCACGAATCACAACGGCCATAATGCTGCTCGGCCTGACCATGCGCGAAGCAGCGGACAAGGTCGGTTGCACGCAGCCGCAGCTTGCCGTGTGGTGCTCCGGCCAAAGGTACCCACGTGAGCATAATGAGCTTAAGTTGGAGAGACTGCTTATCGCCCCCGCGCTACGCTTGGAACTCGGCCAGCCCTGCAGCCTCATGCAAGGGCTGAAGGTCATGGACGATTGACAGCACAACCAAGGAAAGGAACCATAATGGAAATCAAAACACCAACAGCCACACTCGAAGGCGACAATATCGAAGAAATACTCGAAAAATACGGGCGCAGATGCCTACGCGGCGCAGACCTACGCGGCGCAGACCTACGCGGCGCAGACATGGGAGGCGCAGACCTGACAGGCGCAGACCTGCGCAACACCAACCTAGTCGGAGCTACCCTGCGTTACGCCTGCCTAGCCGATACCTACATGTGTGGGGCAAACCTTCGCGGGGCAAACTTGTACGGAATTAACCTGCACAATGCCGATTTACACGACGCAGACTTGACAGGCGCGATTTTATGGCACGCCATTATGAGCAATGCTAATCTCTACGCCGCAGTCCTAGACGGCGCTAATATATGCTTTGCCAACCTGCGCAACGCAAATCTGCATTGTGCAGACTTACGTGGGGCAAGATTGCGCGGCGCAGACCTACGCGCCGCCGACATGCGCAGAGCCAACCTTCGCGGGGCAAACCTGCTCGCCGCCGACTTGACAGGCACAGACCTAAGCCGTGCAGACTTGGCCGGTGCAAACCTGACACTAGCTAAGCTGCCCGATGCCGAGAGGGACACGAAATGAACAGTGTGTTAGAACTTCTCCCGCATGACATGGGGCTACGGGTGGAACTCGATACTGACGAAACATACTACCTGCAAAACGGCTGGAAAGAATGCGACGGAGGCATATACGGTTTTGCTTGCGGATATGCGTCTAGCGGTAACCAGTATTACGCCGCATGTACTACGTGGTTTGATGAACCGGGTCGCATCGCAATCATGAATAGCCACGTGAAGCTAGTCGTACCATTTGACGAAAGCAAGACCGAAACCACTAATCAAGAGTAAGGATATGAAATGAGCATAGCGACAAGGACAACATACCTTGCAAAATGTGACTACCCAGACTGCCACATGGCCTACGACTTCTGGGCGTCAAGCACGGAAAACGCAGTCGAGAACATAATCTACGAAGAAGAATGGCTATGCCTGTTCACCGGTGATAATGAGCCGAGATTCTTCTGCCCACTGCACTTGCGATATGATAAATACTCGCCATGCCTCCGCTCAACAGTCTTCTACGATTCCGACAACCCGGACATGCAAACAAGCCTGCCAGCCCTGAACCAGTACTATGAGGATATGGGCGTATTGCAGCCACTACCAAGACCGGACTGTGAGAGCAGCATGTTAGCGGTACTCGGAACAAGGGAGGTGATGGACGATTGAAGGCACTACCACCAATCGTAACCGTAATCCTCAGCATATGCGCGGCAATCCTCAGCATATGCGC